AACAAATTAATTTTATTAAACAAAGACTTGATATTGGAGGAGCGAAATGAGTATCACGGTGGAACCTGAAGTAAGATGGTCTCAGGACCAGATGGTAGAAGTACTTCTAAATGAACCAGATGATTTCTTAAAGGTTAGAGAAACTCTCACAAGAATTGGCGTAGCATCAAGAAAAGAAAAGAAACTTTACCAAAGTTGTCATATTCTGCATAAGCAGGGTAGATACTATATCGTGCATTTTAAGGAGTTATTTGCATTAGATGGTAAACATGCTAACCTTACTTCTAATGATGTTCAGCGTAGGAACCGTATTACTCGTCTTCTTGCTGATTGGGGTCTCATATCTGTAGTAAAGGATGAGGCTGTAGTTGATATTGCTCCACTTAATCAAATCAAAGTTCTTGCATATAAGGACAAGGGAGATTGGGTGTTGGAGCAGAAGTATAATATCGGAAAGAAAGTGAAGACCCAAGAAACCCAAGAAACCGAATAAGAGAGTAGGGGATTCAACATCCCCCTTTTTTGTGGTTTGTGCTATAAATAGGTATGGATGCCGAAAGGATCCACAAAACACAAACTCGCTTAACAAGGAGCTACTATCATGGGTAACCTAGCCAGGTACACTGCCGCCGATCTTCCTGCATTACTAGACAGGATCTCAAAGAACAGTATTGGAATGCATGATTATTTGGATCGTGTATTTGATTTTCAAGAATCACAACCAAATTATCCACCATATAATTTAGTACAACTTAATAATCATGAATCGAGACTCGAAATCGCCTTGGCGGGCTTCAAGAAAGATGAACTCAAAGTCTTTACGGAGTTTGGAAAATTATATGTGGAAGGCAAAAAGGAAGAATCAGAAAAAGATGGAGAATTTGTCCATAAAGGACTGGCCCAACGTTCCTTCCAACGTATTTGGACTATCACCGACGATACGAAAGTGGGATCGGTCAAGTTTGAAGATGGACTCCTCACAGTGGAGTTGAATAAGATAGTTCCAGAGCATCATTCTCGCAAGGATTATCTTTAAATAATAAGAGGTCTTTACAGACCTCTTTTTTCTTGCTATAATATATTCATGACAAAAACTACTAAATTCTCCATTGCAAAAGATGGACTTGTAAACCAAACCGAATTATTTAATGATGATGGTTCCACCCAACAGCACGTTCGAGTTGCTCTACATACTGTACTTCAGGAATTAGGGGTAAATGTAGTAGAAGAATGGGAAATGGATGATGATTCTATTGAAATTACAGTCACAACTTAAGATAAAACTATGACGATTAAATTGGTTCTCCTTAAGTCGGGGGAAGATATTATCACTGATATCACTGAAATGCGTACCCATGAGGGTGCGGATGGTAAGGTTGTTGGTTATTTTATGGATAAACCTTGTGTTGTTAAAATGAGGAATCCTCAGACTCAACAGTCTGATGGGAACACTCAAAAAGCAGGATTCGAAGTTTCTTTATTTCCGTGGTTACCACTCTCTTCAGAAACAACTATTCCTGTAACAGCTGATTGGTTGATTACAATGGTCGAACCAACAGCAAAATTAAAAGAAATGTACATTGAGGATGTAGTAAATGGACCGCTTAGTAAAAATAGTTCACCTAACAACAAATCAACTTCTGATAAGTGAGATAGTTGAAGTTGCTGCTGTTGACATAGGAGCACCTGATTGTAAGATGGTTAATCCATTTACTATCAGAGCAGAAGCAGATAGTATTTCTCCTACTTTAGAACCTTGGTTACTTAATGTGACAAAGGAGGATATATTTATGATTAGTTCTGATAAGATACTTACCTTGGCAGAACCAACTCCCACCCTACTTGAAAAATACTTAGACCTTACTAAATGAAATTTTACACCAATATTCAACTAATCGGCAACCAGTTTTTGGTCCGTGGAGTTGATAATGGTAGAAGATATGAACATCGTGATGAATTCTTCCCTACACTATTTGTCAAATCTAAAGGAAAGTCTAAATATAAGACGTTAGGTGGAGAATCAGTTGAACCCATTAATCCAGGAACAGTTAGAGATTGTCGGGACTTCTATAAGAAGTATGATGATGTTGAGGGATTTGCGATTTATGGGAATGATAGGTATATTTACCAATATATTTCGGAGAAATATCCTGAGGATGAAGTCAAGTTTGACATATCTAAAATTAAGCTTGTTACTTTGGATATTGAAGTTGCGTCTGAGCACGGGTTTCCAGACGTTGAATCGTGTGTGGAAGAGATCTTGGCAATCTCAATACAAGATTATACAACTAAGCAGATCATTACTTGGGGTAGCAAACCCTTTGAGAATAATCGGAAAGATGTAACATATCATCATTGTCCAACAGAACATCAACTTCTATCTTCCTTTATTAATTATTGGATGGAAGATGTTCCTGATGTGATCACTGGATGGAACATTCAATTATATGATATTCCATATATTGCCCGTAGGATTAACAGGGTGCTTGGTGAGAAGTTGATGAAGAGACTTTCTCCTTGGGGACTTGTATCAGAGGGAGAAACATTTATTAAAGGTCGTAGGCATATAACTTTTGATGTTGGTGGTGTTTGTCAGTTAGATTATCTTGATCTTTATAAGAAGTTTACTTATAAAGCACAAGAGTCCTATAGGTTGGATTATATTGCACAAGTAGAACTAGGACAGAAGAAGTTAGACCATAGTGAGTATGAGACTTTTAAGGATTTTTACACAAAGGGTTGGCAGAAGTATATTGAGTATAATATAATTGACGTGGAACTTGTTGACCGTTTGGAAGACAAGATGAAATTGATTGAGTTGGCATTGACTATGGCATATGATGCCAAGGTTAATTATAATGATGTCTTTTATCAGGTGAGGATGTGGGATAACATCATATACAATTACCTCAAAAAGAGGAATATTGTAATACCACCAAAGAACAGATCACAAAAGAACGAAAAGTACGCTGGAGCATATGTCAAAGAACCAAAACCAGGAAGCTATGATTGGGTTGTTAGTTTTGACCTCAATAGCTTGTACCCTCATCTTATTATGCAATATAATATCAGTCCAGAAACCCTCAGGGAGACTAGACATCCCAGCGCGAGCGTTGAGAGGATATTAAATAAGGATGTTGAGATTGGAGGTGAGTTTGCAACATGTGCTAATGGAGCACAGTATAGAAAGGATGTAAGAGGATTCTTACCAGAGTTGATGGATAAGATGTATGGAGACCGTGTGGTCTTCAAAAAGAAAATGATTCAGGCTAAGAAAGATTATGAAAAGACCCCCACTAAATCATTGGAAAAGGAGATTGCTCGATGTAACAACATCCAAATGGCGAAGAAGATCTCTCTTAATTCTGCTTATGGTGCTATCGGCAATCAGTATTTCAGGTACTATAAATTAGCAAATGCTGAGGCTATTACTCTATCTGGTCAGGTTTCTATTCGATGGATAGAGAATAAGATGAACCAGAAGATTAATAAAATTTTAAAAACTGAGGATGTTGACTATGTTATTGCTTCTGATACCGATTCCATTTATCTTAACTTGGGTCCTTTGGTTGAGGCTGTATACAAGGGGAGAGAGAAAACTAATGAAGGCGTTGTCACGTTCCTTAATAAGGTCTGTGAAATGGAATTCGAGCCTTATATTGAAAGTTGCTACCAAGAACTGGCATCCTACGTAAATGCATATGACCAGAAGATGGTTATGGCACGGGAGAACATTGCTGACAGGGGCATATGGACTGCTAAGAAGAGATATATCTTGAATGTATGGGATAGTGAGGGTGTTAGGTATGAGGAACCTAAGTTAAAGATAATGGGTATTGAGGCAGTGAAATCTTCTACTCCTGCTCCGTGTAGGACAATGATTAAGGATGCTCTTAAACTGATGATGAATGGAACAGAAGATGAGGTGATTGATTATATTGAAAAGTGTCGTCGGGAGTTTAAGAAATTGCCACCAGAAGATATATCATTCCCTCGTTCTGCATCTGATGTTGAGAAGTATAAGGCACATTCTACGATATATGCAAAAGGAACTCCTATACATATACGGGGTGCATTGTTATTCAACCATTATGTCAAAAAACATAAGTTGGATAATAAGTATTCTTTCATCCAAAATGGTGAAAAGATCAAGTTTTGTTATTTGAAAAAACCTAATGTTATTCATGAGAATATCATTTCGTTCATTCAGGATTTTCCTCATGAGATTGGTCTTGACAAATATATTGATTATGACTTACAATTTGATAAAGCCTTCTTGGACCCACTAAAAACCATCTTAGATGCGATTGGTTGGAACGTGGAAAAAACTGTAACTTTAGAATCCTTTTTTGTTTAAATGGACTTACCTATCAACGATAAAGATTTAGATACAATAGTCAAAGCACTTGCTTTGGGTGGTGACACTAGACTTTATTTTCTACTGAAAGAGGTTAAAGAAGTGCGGGATGAAAATCCAGGTGGTCCTTATAAGAAAATTTTACGTGAAGAAAGAGGAATGACTATTTGATGGATTTTTTAAAAGACATTGTAAAAGAGATAGGAGATGACTTCACCACCCTCGCATCCGATATATCGGACAACGAACAATATATTGATACGGGTTCGTTGGTTTTTAACGGACTTGTTTCAGGTAGTATTTTTGGGGGCGTATCTGCTAATAAAATTACTGCCATTGCTGGAGAGTCTAGTACTGGAAAGACTTTTTTCTCTCTCGCCGTGGTTAAGAACTTTCTTGATACTAACCCCTCCGCTTATGCTCTCTATTTTGATACTGAGAGTAGTATCACTAAATCACTTTTAGAGAGTCGTGGCATTGATATGAAACGATTTGTGGTTATTAATGTAGTAACCATTGAGGAATTCCGTACCAAGGCTCTTAAGGCTGTTGATAAATATTTACAAATGTCCGAAGATGAACGCAAACCGTGTATGTTTGTGTTAGACTCCCTAGGAATGCTTTCTACAGAGAAGGAGATTAGGGATGCATTAGATGATAAGCAAGTAAGGGATATGACCAAATCCCAACTTGTGAAAGGAGCATTTAGAATGCTTACATTAAAGCTTGGTCAAGCACATATTCCATTACTAGTTACAAATCACACTTACGATGTTATCGGCTCTTACGTCCCTACTAAAGAAATGGGAGGCGGCTCTGGTCTCAAATATGCCGCATCTACGATCATATATCTCAGCAAAAAAAAGGAAAAGGATCAGAAAACGGTTGTTGGGAACATTATCAAAGCTAAGACGGCTAAAAGCAGACTCTCGCGAGAGCATAAAGAAGTAGAGATACGTTTATATTTTGATGAACGTGGTCTTGACAGATACTATGGTCTTCTAGAACTAGGAGAGATAGGAGGACTGTGGAAGAATGTTGCTGGTAGATATGAAATTAATGGAAAGAAGATATATGCTAAACAAATCTATGCTAATCCTGAAGAGTATTTTACTGATGAAGTAATGCAGGCTTTGGATGAGACGGCCCAACAGGAGTTTAGTTATGGGTCATGAAAAATATAAAGATATTAAGGAAGGGGATAATTGTAAAGAAAGTTCTGAAACAACTAGAACAGTATTCTGACGATTGGTTTATCCAGAGGAAGGGTGCTGATACTTTACTTGAAAGGGGTTATGCAGATATTGAAGTTGGAAATCTCCAACTGATAATGGGAGTAGTAATAAAGAAGGAAGATTTTGTAGGAGATTCTGAACTCTGTAAACCAACTCCTGCATATTACAGACATACAGAAATAATAAAGATTATAAACAGTGAATTACCTGGCAGAGATATTCATCGGTGTGGATTTTTATCTCTTCCCATTGATGGGTATGTAGGTGCTCATATTGATGAAGGAACTTATTATCATACAAGGGATAGGTTTCATCTTTCTATTGCCAGTCAGTATCAATATTTTGTAGGAAATGAGAGTGTTATAGTTGACCCTGGGACACTTTTATGGTTTAATAATAAGATACCACATGGTACTGTGAATCTTGGTGATGAGACCAGGATAACTTTTGTTTTTGATATGCCTCATGGAAACAGTTGAATTTCTGGTATTAAAAAATTTACTTCATAATGAGGAGTATGTTCGTAAGGTTATCCCTTTTATTAAGGGTGATTATTTTGAGGATAGGAATCAACGAATTGTTTTTGAGGAGATAGTCAAATTCGTAGAAGATTATAATAAACCAGCAACTAAAGAAGTTCTGTGTATTGAAACAGAGAAGAGGCAAGATATTACAGATGATTCTTTTAAAGAGATTACAACTTTAATTAGTAATCTAGATGAACAACCATCAGAATTTGATTGGTTAGTTAATACTACTGAGAAATGGTGTAGAGATCGTGCTATATATTTGGCATTGATGGAATCTATTCAACTTGCTGATGGTAAAGGAGAACAGAAAGGAAGAGATGCTATTCCTACTATTCTGTCAGATGCGTTAGGAGTTAGTTTTGATACTAATGTTGGACATGATTACTTAAATGATTATGAAGAAAGGTATGAATCCTACCACAGGAAGGAAGACAAACTCGAATTTGATCTTGAATACTTTAATAAGATTACGAAAGGCGGTTTACCGAATAAGACTCTCAACATTGCTCTTGCTGGCACAGGTGTTGGAAAATCTTTATTCATGTGTCATGTGGCAAGCTCAGCT